ATCCGCGGCATCAAACGGGCCATCGAGAATAAGGCTGCCGACGACCGCGCCATGCTGCCCGAGCCAGCGCCAGCTAGCGATGAAGACGTGGAAGTGACCGGCAAGCTGCGGCGCGTGAAGGTCGGCGTTGCGCGTCATTACGGTCCGGGGTCGCATCCCGGCACGGGCACCGATCAAGATGTGCATGCCGGCGAGGGGGCCGGCGGCAAAGGCAGCGACCGCAAGACTCGGGTCGGCATCACGTCGGCCAGACCGGGCCGGCCAAGCGAGCAGGTCTATGAAGACATGCGCGGCTTTGAAGGCCGGCTGCGCCAGATTGAGAGTGTGCGCGGGGTGAGCGTCAAGCCCGGCATTGGCGGATGGCAGGGCGGAGAAGAACCGACATGGGTTGTGGAGTACGAGGGCAACGGCGAGGCCTTGCGCCTGATGGCCGAGACCGGCAAGCAGTTCAATCAGGACGCCGTGCTCATCATGACGCCGCCGGGCGATCAGGGCGGCCAGCCTGTCGTGGACTGGCACTTCGGCGAGGCGATCAGCGAGGGCGAGCGCGACGCTATTCAGGACCTGCTTGTTGAGTCCGGCATTGGCGGCTGGACATGGTATCGTGACGCCAACAGCCAGAGCGTGCTGAGGGCCGTTTCGGTCCCGCAGTGGGGAGGCTCAGCCGGCGCACACCTTAAGTCCGCCGACCTTGTGAGCGACCTGTTCTCACAGGCGGGTCTGACGTACACCCGCAGCGACGGCTCAGTTGGCATCGAGATTTTGGAGAGGGAAGGCGAGTTCAGCTATGACCGAGTCCTCGAAGCAGCCGAGTGACGCACTGGCCCGCTTGAAGGCGGCCAGAGACAACAGGGAAGACGGGGCCGACGGCTGGATTGGCGATCTGCCCGAACTTCCCGAGCTTCCCGCTGGCGAGAAAAAGGTTGCCGTCATGATCCCGAAGCGTGACCGGAGCGGAAGTGACGATTCAGACAGTTGAGGTTGGCGGTCGACTGCGGCGCGTCGGCGTCGCAAGAGGCGGCGAGGGTTCTGGCCATCATGGCCATCGCGGGCGTCCGGGCGAGGTTGGGGGGTCTGCGCCTTCGAGCGAGACCGTCATTGAAGTCGGCGATGTGGGAGAAGCGCCGGGCAGCCGCGTGGCAGATAAGCAGGCTGCTCGAAGTGCTGTAAGGGAACTCCGCGAGCGAGGCACAATCAGCCCTCTCGATCCCCGCGACATCGTGTTTGGCGTACGGCACGATGATGACGAAACATCAGTTGTTGTTGTGAACGTCAGCGAGTGGCAGGGGACCATGCACCTAGAGTCGATCATGGTCCCGACGGACGAACAGGGAAGAGGGGCGGCGTCGTTCATTCTTGACGAGATTCTCATTCCGACCGCCGATAAGTACGGCGTGGAGATCACCGCCATTGCAGAGCCAATCGGCGAGTCGGGCCTGCCGAAGAAGGCGCTCATTCGATGGTATCTGCGGCACGGTTTTGAGCTAGTGGACACGCCGGGCGGCGACGATATCATTTATCGGCCCCAAGGGGCCGCCGTTGCGAGAGGCGGTCCGGGGTCAGGCCACTTTGGGCACGAAGGCCGGATTGGTGAGGTTGGGGGCAGCCAACCATCCGGCGGCGATACACTTGCTGTCGCGCCCCCATCCGATTACCGCAGCCGAGACTGGCGTGCTGTGGCCGACGGATTTCAGCGCACGGCCAGCCGGCTCTCGCCATTTGAAATGACCAAGGCCAACTTCACGGGGTTCTGGCTATCGCCAGACGGCGAGATTTACCGGGTGCAGGGCATGAGGCACAACGAGGTCGCCGAGGAAGCTATCGAGGCGGCCCGCGACCAGTTGAGTCCGTCTGTTCTCGAATATTACCAAGAGCTAAAGCAGAGCTTCCTCACTGACTCGCCGGCCCTCGACGTGACCTTGGAGCTAGGGTTCATTCGGGGCTGGATGTCGGCGGCAAATGGCCCGAAAGAGATTTCCATTACCATCGACGAAGCGGCGACCGACCTGCGCCGAGCACAGAAACAGACGCTGCTCGACATCTTCTCAGTGGCCCCTGACCGCGAATATGACTTTGTGTGGGCCGTCTATCCGACGGGCGGCAGTCACATGCCGATTGAGAGCGGCAGAGACCGCGACGAGTTCATGGCCCGGTTCGGCATGATCCAGCGCCAGTTCACACCACCGCAGCCGGACATGATCGCTCGCGCACTGGCCGGCTTCAACAATGCGCTCAGCGTTGTTGAAGCGATGCTTACACGTGGTGGTCCGGGCAGTGGGCACCGCGGCCACAAAGGACGGCCGGGCAAGGTGGGGGGGTCGCAGCCGTCAGGAGGGGGAGCGCCGACCGAGGGCGACAGGCTTGACGATGAGCGCAGGCGTGCCGTCGACATGTTCAGGGCAGGCAAGGGAACGCCAGAAGGCTTGGCTCTGCTGCTGGACGACTTAGAATGGAACGGCTCGCCTGAGCATGTGGAAATAGCGGCACAACGGGCCGGCATTCCCTTTTGGGACATATACCGATTTGTTGAGGCCCTCAGGACTACGAGAATGTCGTATGTTGCTATGCAACTGAACCTTTACGCCGAGGGTATGCCCGAGTTCGCTGACATCATGAGCACGCAGGCCGACTTTGTGGATGAGCCTCTCAATGGTCAGTTCCGCAGAGCGGATATTCCTTGGGGAATGCCCGACCGCGATCCGGCCCTTGTCGAGCGCCTGAATGAGATCGAGGCCGAGATCGGCGAACTCGACTATGAAGTGGCATACGTTCTGACCCCCGGCGGCGACGTGATACTGCACAAGGAAGGCACGGTCGACGAGGTTAGATTTTCGGAAGAAGAGATCGCGTTGATGGAAGGCGCTGTCATGATCCACAACCATCCATCGAACTCGGCCTTTTCCGACGACGACATAAACATTGCCGTTGATGCCGGCGCTTTAGAAACGATAGTTGTTGGCCGAGGCGGGAAGCGCTATATCATGGGGCTTGGCGGATACGTCGGCGACGTGGACCGGGAAGTAGTCCGGCGTCAGGCCATTGGCTATTATCACTCAGCCGACTTCCCGGTTCGGCAGGTGTTTGGCCCGCTGGTCGAGCAACACCGCCTTTCCCCCGTGCACGCCAGCTTTTATCATGGTATTGAGCAGTGGTTGCGGGTCGAGCGCGAAATGCCAGACCACATCGATTTCGTTTATCAAAACAAGGATATGAAGTGAGCTACGTCATTGATCGAGCGGTCAGTCGGGGGGCCTACTACGTGGCCGGCGAAGGCTACCGCCGGACCGAGCTTACATGGGAGCAGTTCGACAGCCTCTTGGCTGGCGAATCTATCGTGGTTGACGGCCAGACCATTGATCCTAGCGACCCGTTCAACCCCGTGCTGCCCTATGAGGACTACCCTATCGACAGCAGCGATCCGTTGCAGAGATTGACGGAGCGTGGCGGGCCGGGGTCAGGGCATCGTGGGCACAAGGGCAGGCCCGGACAGGTCGGGGGGTCGCAACCTAGCGTCGGCAGCGCCGCCGGCGAGGCAGAGGCCGACGCAGGATTTGAGCGCCACGGCACGACCAAAGAGGTCTATCAAGAGCTACTTGATCGAGCGCGTGCAATGAACAACGAAGGTCGATTTGCCCATGTTGGCCGCGACATCAAAACGGGCGAATACCTGCTGTTTACCGAGCGCGAATCGGCGGTCGAGCATCAGGGCAACAACATTCGCCACATTGGTTATGAGCAGTTCTATGCTTTCACGCCCATCGAAATGATGTTTCACAAGAGCGGGGACCAAAGCAACGTCACCTTTGATGGCGATGAAATGAGCGATCTAAAAGCCTTCGGAACAATGTCAGAAGAAGACTACGACGATCACATGATTGTCATTCACAATCATCCCGAAAGAGTGGGCGAGTTTATGCCGCCGTCGCCGAGCGACCTTCGGGCCAGCGCCCTCATGTACGCTGCCGAGTCGCGTGTCTACACCGGCGATGGGACCTACACGCTGCGCTTGGGGCAACTAGGGAATCGGGCAGCGTCGCAGATAATGAAAGCGTTTTGGATTTTCGACGAGACCAACTTTTCAGATCGATTTCCCGAGCTAACAGGCCACGGCGGGGAAGCACAAGAGGATTATGTCATAGCAAACAGCCTTGGCGACGAATTGAAAGAGTACCAGCTAGAACGACTCGCTTATGTGGCCGAACGATTGCCGTGGGTGTCCATTGAGTTTGAGCCAATCGATGAGTGAAACTTTCATACTCGACGAAGATATGTTGCGCGTTACTCCCGCCGGGCCGGTTCCCGATTTGAGCGGGGAGCCAGTCGAGCGCGGCGGTCCCGGCAGTGGCCATCATGGCCATAAGGGTAGGCCCGGATCGGTCGGAGGTTCGCTGCCGCGGATGGGCAATCCCATTCCCGAGAAACCGGGGTTCAACTACGGCGGCGCATGGGACCTGATTGAATCGTTGCCGAAGACAGAGCGGTGGGACATCATTCGCGAGGCGTACGAGGTCACGGACTCGGTTCACTTCGCGCCTGTGCCTGACGGCGTTGATCCGCTGCCTTGGCGCGAAACTAGGGCGCTGTCGAAGGGCGGGTCATTTCGATGGGGGGTGTTTGGCCCGCTGGATATTGCATTCAATTTGCAGACCGGCGGGGAGCACTATGGCAATTATCCGATGCTGAATGCCGTCCATGAATACGGGCACTTCATGGATATGCTGCTTGGGACAAGCCAAGACCCGACCGGCTATTTTCGTTACCTGTTCGGATCGAAAACAGCGCTGACTGCGGCAGGCTTGCGCGACCCCCTGATTGTCAGTGCCTACCAAGAACTATTCTCCGTGGCACGCGCTTCGGATGGCGTACAACAACTTGCGCAATACGACAATTGGCGCTGGACCGATTCGCGGGGCTACCAGCATGAAACGAATCAAGCCAGTGCGCTTAAATGGTTGTCCACGGTCGAAATCTTTGCCAGAAGCTATACCCAATGGGTTGCCGAACGGTCAGGCAACGAGCGCTTGCAAGGTCAGGTGCGCGGCTGGCGCGAGGCTTGGCGCGACGGCGGCGGTCCCGATCTGCAATGGGATACTGACGACTTCCAGCCGATAGGCGAGGCCATGGACAACCTGTTCAAAGTGGCAGGGCTTCTCAAATGACTCTCTACCCGCTAACCGACGACCTGATTTTCGTTGATGGCGACAACGAGTTTGAATACATCGGGCCGTCCATCATGGTCGAGCGCGGCGGTCCGGGGTCGGGGCATCATGGGCATGAAGGCAGGCCGGGCGAGGTTGGCGGCAGCCGGCCGAGCGGCAAGCGTGGCGCGCAGTTCAGCGAGACTCCGGCGCTGGCAGTCGAAACCTACCTGCGGCGCGTCGTTACAAGCCGGCCGCAGTTTTCCATTCGGGTCATTGGCGATGAACCGCAGCCGATTGATGTCAGCACGTTCGCTGACGCCGTGCGCGCATGGGATGCTGATGGCCGCCGCGGCCATATCGAAGTTGTTGACCCTGAGCGCGCCTTTTGGGCCAGCTTCGGCTTTCAGGAGAGCCTTGACGTCGACGCCGTAGAAGATTGGGACGCCGAATTTCAGATGTTTGTGGACGTTCACGACTACATGCTGCAAGCGCTGAACGATCCAGAGTTTGCGAATCTGACGGCCCAAATCGACCGCCGCGGTAGCTACATGGTAGAAGCCGCCGAACGCGCCCTTGCCCGTTGGAACGAGGCTCGCGCTCGAGGCGAGGAAATCGGACGTTTTGACGGGCCGGCAGGCTACAACATTATTTTCACCAATGACCGCGACTATGTTGGGGCCGGATCGAACAACGTGGGGCAGCTTGGCGGCAGGGTGTTCTGGCAGCCGCTGAGCATTGCGGAAGAGGATGCCGCGCTCGGCGAGGCCTCGTTCAACTTTGGCCTATCGCCGGCATATGTCCAGTTCCATGAAATGCACCACGGGTTCGGGTCGGACACCGAGCTTGATCGCTTTTCCGACCTCATCAGCCTAGACTTCTACATGAGGCGCTACGAGGATTTGCCGGGTTACATGCAGGCGGCGGTTGTGGACAAGGCATTCCAAACGTACTATTGGGGAACCGGTCGCCTGAGCGGCAGATGGCGCGAGACGCGGCTTGCATCCCGTAGAGCAAGCGCTTGGCTTTACAACCGCTATCCCGAGTTCTATGGTCAGGCCATCGAAGAACGGCGGGCCTATGTCGCCGACGACTCTGGCGACGTTCCTTACTCTTACTGGCTGGATGATCCAGACACCAGCGGCGGCCGGCTGCGGCGTTGGTCGAGAGAGTACCGGGCGAAACCATGACAGAGCTAATTGAGTCCTCGACCGACAGGCGAATCCCGGTCGAGTTGGTGACGACAGAGCAGACAGCGGCCTTCGCCTCGGCCTTCAACGCCCTGATCCTGCGTGGCCTTGCGGAAGACGACGCCCTCGAAGAGGCCTTCGCGGCGGCCATCACCCCCGAGCAGCGGGCCGCTGCCATGGGCGAAGACTCCCTCTACATCCCCGAATAATCGTTCCTTCCCTATGGTGCATTTGTACTTTCGCGGTCTGGCATATCCGGCCTAGACTGTGATAACGGAGGTTCCATGCCTGCTGCCGCGACTGCTGAGCTTGTCCAGCGCCCGAAGGACGTGAAGGCCCCTGATACGCTGTCGGGCCACGCAGCCGATATCTGGCGCAGCGCTTTTCTGAGCGCATACAGCGACACCTGCAAGAACCGCGATGATCGTGACGCCTGTGCTGCGAAGATCGCATGGTCGGCGGTCAAGCAGAGCTATCGCAAGAACAAGGAAGGCCAATGGGTTGAGAGGGCTGCCGACCCGAACGTTGCGGCGGTTGATACTGGCGCTGTGGACGGCGGTGCGTTTGCAACGCCGGTCGAACCCGACCGACCGATCATCCCGACGCCGCAGAATCTGACACGGGGAGAAGCAGAGGTTTGGAACCGTGTCTATCTCGAAGCAGTCAAGGGCGCATGTGCGCAGCAGGATAATCCGCAGGCATGCGCAGCGCGAGAGGCTTGGGAGGCGGTCAAGGCATTCGGCGAAGAAGCCGAGCTAGATGACGAGATCACCGCCGAGCCGGAAGATGAAGAGGAACCGACCGAAGATGAAGAGGCGGATGCCGAGGATGAAGCCGCCGAGGGCGAACCGGCAGACGATGAAGAGGCGGTAGACGACGAAGAAGTGGGCGACGCGAAAGAATCAGCCGAGGCGGACACTGGTGAGGAAGAAGCCCCGGCGGACGCAGAGGAAGAGGAAGCAGAGGCGGAGCCAGCCGAGGAAGAAGAACCGGCTGACGAAGAAGCTGAATCCGAGGAAGACGAGGAAGAGGAAGACGAAAAGGATCAGCGCCGCCGCGTCCGCAAATCACTGTCAGAGCGCAGTGACGGTCTGACAGGCAAGGGAGGCACCATGGCCCCGAAGGAACAGGTCTACACCGAACGCCAGATGCAGGCGCTGATCGCCGCCGGCCGCGCCATGCCGGATGGCCGTCTGCCGATTGTTTCCAAGGCAGACGTTTCGGCAGCCGTTGAGTCGTTCGCCAAGGCCAACGCAGCCGATCCCGCTGTCATTCGACACATCATCGTTCGCGCCGGCTCGCTCGGCGCGCTTGAACTGCTGCCGGATACGTGGATCAATCGCGGCACGGCAACCATGATTTCCAAGGTTGACGAGCAGTGGTTGAAGGCGGCTGTGACCCGCATCGCCGAGACCCTCGATGACCTGCAATGGCTGAGCGGCATCGGCGAAGACACGACCATCACGCGCCCGACGGATATTCCTTCGACGGTGTGGCGCACGCTGCCGGCCATCGAGCGCAGCGCTCGGGCCGAATACCTGCGCACCTTTGTGCGCCGGATGTACGAGCAGGCCGTTGACGACATGCGCGTTGCGGGATGGCGGGCTGAGCCGATGGTTGGCCGCCCCCATGAGTTTCAGTTCAAGAAGTTCGTGGAAACTGGCGAAGGCCCGCTGCTTGTGCGCGCCATTCTTGTGCGCAAGGCCGGCACGAAGGTTTGGCTGCCGCGCGAGATCAGCCGCGGCGCATCGCTTTCGACAGCGGTCATGATGCTGCCGGATGAGTTGCGCCCGTGACAAAGGCGGTAGCTCGCGACGTTGCCCCGAGCGGCAACAAAAACGCCGGCCAGATCACGCTTGACAGGGAAGACCGCAAGCTGACGAAGGCCGAAGCCGGCTTTCAAGAGAGAGGCGGCATCCCCGAGCTTCGCTGCGGGGACTGCCACTACTTCACGGGCAGCGGCTGTCGCATTGTTGAAGGCTCTATTGACGCCGACGACGTATGTGACCAGTTTGAGCCGGCGAGGGAGAAGGGCAGTATGTCTTCACAGATCGCGACCGCGGTAGGCAGGGCCGGTGATCTTCCCCGCGTGGAAATGTTTATCAACCGCGTGTCGGAGAACCCGCAGACCGGCGAGCGGCGCTGGTACTCGACTGCCTCGGGAACGAAGAAGGACCGCTACGAAGAACGCATGTCGGTCGCGCTGTTTAAGGATTTCATCCGCAGGGCCGAAAGCCGCGAGCCGGCACCGGCCCCGTTCATATCCGAGGCTTGGAATGGCGGCCTGCCCTATCTCGGGGTCGCCCATTATCTTGACCTGAATGGCGACGGAATCGTTGGCCCGACCGAGCGGGTGTGGGTCGACGGATCGGTTTTCAAGGCACGCGGAACATTCGATGATGGTCCGCTGGCGCAGGCGGCCTACGAATCCATCAAAAGGGACATTGAAAACAACATTCCCCAAGACGAGCGCGTGCGGATTTCCATTGCATTCCTTGATTATGGGCACGATCATGAGGGGCGCGGTTCCTTTGAGCGCAAGGCGCTTACGGATACGTGCCCGATGTGCACGTCTGGCGTCGGCGAGAAGGTCTACAAGGCCGGCCACTTGGTTCATCTGGCGCTCACGCGCAGCCCGGCCTATGTGGAAACCTCGATTGAATTAGAGGAGCGGAGCAGCATGAAAACTAGGCGCGACGACGCGGCCAGCATTGTCGGCGACGATCTTGCCGATGAGCTAGAAAAGCGTCAACTCGAATCCCTCACAGCGCGTAGCGAGAATGCGGGAATCGACCCCCGCGCCATCGTTGTAAAGCGGGGTGAGGATGAGGGCGACGAAGCCAAAGGCACCGGCAGCGCCGCCTCGGAGCGCGAGGGGGACCGTTACAAGAGCACGCTGCTTGGCGGCGCGCTTACGCTCGACGACGCGGAAGCAGCGCTCGCCGAGCGGTCGGCCGACGATCCATTTGTGGACCAATGGGATGTGCTCAGCGTCGTGCTGTGCAACATCGCCGGTCCCGAGAAGGCCGACCAGATCAGGGGAGTCCTTTCGGATTTCCAAAGTCAGGTTGACGTGATGACGGCCAAGGCGGTCATCAACATCAACAACGTGCTCGAAGCGGAAACAGCAGCCGAGCAGCCCGCGCCTGCCGCTGCCAGTGCCGCCATTGAGCGCAGTGAACATCAGGAGGTACACGTGACCCATCCACTCGACGAAGCAGTGGCTGGACTCGTGGAAGCATACGACGAGGCTGTGGCGACACCACTGGACTCGGCCTCTCGACTTGCCATGATCCAGCCGGCCATCAACGCCGTCGGTGAAGCCATTACGCGCTCAGTCAGCACGCAGGCTGCGCCTGCTGCTGAGGGCGGTGCTGGCGTCGACGCCAATGCGCTGATGAGCATGATCCAAGAAGCGCTCGCGCCCATTCAGGCCGATATCGCTTCCCTTAAAAGCACGACCACGGTTGAGCGCGCTGCACCGCGCACCCCGCGCATTCCGGCCCCACGTGGCTACCAGCCCGTAGGTCCGGGGCAGGTGGTTCGCAACGCCGGCGGGGAAATGCCGCCGGTCGCACCCACCGTGAAGCGAAGCAAGCTGTCATCGCTCGTTCGGCGATCCGTAGGGTTGCAGAACTAGCGGGAGTCAGAAATCATCCAAGTCCTGTGGGCCTAGCAAGGCGTTAAGCGGGACCGAGACCGAAGAACGGACACAGGAGACTTAGAAGATGGAAAACGTGATGGTTCCCGACCTGTTGGTTGGCGAGCGCGTTCTTGACCTCGGCGAGGGCGGCGGCAACGGAGCGTTCGTTGGGCGTGCTACTGACCCCAACATCCTTCCGCAGCCGTATGCGACCCCCGGCGACTTCGCTGCGCAGTATCCAACTCCGCTGGACACGACCGAGATCATCGCCATGTGCGAGGAAGTCACGCTGTTTCAGGCCCTGCCTGAGGAAAACACAGCGCTCAAGCAGCACACTTGGCGAGAACTGAATGAACTCGCGTTCGTGTCAGGCTCATCGTACATTTCCTTCGCTGACGGCGAGTGCCCCGAAGAATACTCGCACGACGGCGACAACACCACGGTTACGCTCAAGAACATCGGCGCGAAGAAGTCACTGAGCCTGAGCGACATCATGCACTCGCAGGCCGTGGCTGCCGCCAATTGGAATGGGATCAACCGACTCGTCGGTGGTGTCCCCTCGGGTGAAGGCATGCCCGGTGGCACCGATATGGCGACGTTCCAAATGGAGCAAGTCGCTGATGTCAAGGAAAAGGAAATCCGGTTGTCAATGACGCTGGTCCTGAACGGTTGGGATCGGCTGCTGGTTGAGGGTGACGCCAACGCGAACTCGCTTGAGTTCACGGGTGTCGAGCAGTGGGATGACAACCTCGAAGGTTGCGACTTCCACGCGAACGATAACTCGGCCTCGGGCACGTTCTCGGCGGCTGGCTTTGACCGGTTCCTCAGCGAGGGCTGTGCCAAGCCGACAGCCCTGTGGGGTCATCCGCAGGCCATTCAAGAACTGATGTCCGCCTACTTCCAACTTGGATTCCAAGGGTCGCAGGTGGTCAACTTCGAGAGTGGCGACCGCATCACTCCGGGCTTCAACTTCGGTGGTTTCGTCAACACCGGTGTTGGCCGGCTGGCTGTGGTTGCGGACAACAACTTCAACCGCGCGAACGCTGGCGGCGGGGCGTTTCAGGCGACGATCTATGGCATGCGCATGACGCACAACGGTGTGCCGCTGGTCTACAAGCTGACGCAAATCCCGCTGGCCCTGCGCGACCTTGTGCCCGGCTGTACGGCAATCAGCTTCGAGGTTTGGGCGAAGACTGCCCTCATCATCAAGCACTGTTGCGCACACGGCGCGTACACCAGCCAGTTCACCGGTCGGATCGTGACGACCTGCCCTGTGATCGGGTAGGTCTACGGTAGCTGCCACTGCGAGGGGCCAGCCGGTCTATCCGGTTGGCCCCTTTTTCAATCAAGGACTCAAGTAATGGTCGGCGTGCCTCATGATGTGGTGCACGGTCGCGAGTATGGCGACAAGTTGCTGAGCGTCCCCGTCGCGCTCGAATGGGATCGTACGGTCGGTGGCTTCAAGATTGTTACCAAGTCCGAGACTGCTTTTGCCGAGCGCGATGGCTTTGGTAGGTCTCGCGTCAGCAACCCCGAAACACTGTTCGATGGGCAATTCCGCTATGACGAGTCGCCGCTGCTCTGGCAGAGTCGATTGGATGGTGGCAGCGTCATGCATCTGCCCGCACAAGGGGCCGTGCGGCTGAGGGCGGCGGCCGACGAAGAGGCGCTTTATCAGACGAGGCGCTATTTTCCGTATCAGGCCGGCAAGTCACAACTTGTCCAGATGACGGGCCTGTTTCCGACGCAGGCTGGCGCGACTGCCCGAGCCGGCTACTTTGATGATAACGACGGCATTTACTTCCAAGTTGCCGATGGCGTCGCGGGTTTCGTTGTCCGTTCGAGCGTAAGCGGCGCGGTTGTGAACACACTTGTTCCACAGTCATCATGGAGCGAAGATGGGTTCGATGGCAGCGGCCCGAGCGGTCTCGTACTCGATCTGACGAAGGGGCAGAACATCGTTTTCGACATGCAGTGGCTTGGCATTGGCCGAGTCCGGTGCGGCTTTGACGACGGCGGCGTAAAGTATTACGTTCATGTGTTCGATTTCAGCAACAAGATTGCGCTACCGCCATACATGCTCACGGCTACACTACCGGTCCGGTACGAAGTGGTGGGCGCGACAGGCATGGCGGGCAACGCCGACTTGACTGCCGTTTGCTCAGCAGTTATGTCAGAGGGCGGTCTGCATTTGGTGCAGGGATTTCCATTCCATGCGCACAAACTTACCGCCACCACGGTTGACAATGATCCGATTGTTCCGCTGGTTTCTATCCGTCCGAAAGCCACATTTAACAGCTTGGTCAACCGAACTTGGATTGTGCCGAAGCGAGTAAGTGCGTTGAATGACGGGCAGGTGCCGGCGCATGTCTACATCATTTATGGGGGTGCACTGACGAACCCTTCATGGGCGGACGTGAACGCGGAATCGGCTGTTGAGCGCGACATATCGGCGACGGCCATAGCGGGCGGTATTCATATCGACGGCATGTTCCTTCCCTCGGGCAATGGCAATCAAACACAGGGACTTGAGCAGGGCCTAATTGAAATATTGCCGCTGACGCTCGATGTAGACGGCGGTCATCCGACATCGCCGCTGACGGATGTTCTAACAATAGCGGCCTCGACCATGGAAGCACAGACTACGAGTGTGTTCGGAATGGTGAGTTGGAGCGAGTTGCGCTAGTTGTCTGCGGTTAGGCGATTTGCTAGAGTCGTGCCATGATAGAACAAATGATGGTTACAAATGAACAGGGCCAAGTGGCGATGAAGTACATGCGCAAGAACCGCGTGCTCATCACCTGTGGACCGGTTGAAGATCGCCGGCAGTATGTTTTTGACATGCGGGCCAATATCTGCATGGCATGGGTCAATGAAGAAGACGTGCCCTGCGCGCGGGCTGTCAAAGGCGGCTGCTGCGGTCAAAAGAAGCCGGGCGTGATTACTTTCGCGAACGAAGATGATGTCCGCCGCTGGACCAACGGTGGTGGTCGATAGGAGGCTTAGATGGATGCGACAGACCTGACCCGATCCGAGGTTATCAACGAGTTCGGCGAGCGAGTCGGCAGGCTGCTGATTGACGCCGGCTTTGCATCGCTCAGCGTCATCGAGCGGACGCCGGACGCCGATCTGCTGGCAATCTCGGGCTTTGGCGAGGCCAGCCTTCTCGCCGTGCGGGAAGTGGCTCCGTATTTGGGAGCACCCGAATCGGTCGAGGCAGAAACGGAGGCCGAGCCGAGCTACGCCGACAGGCTGAATGATCTTGGCGTCCCTTTTCCGCCGGGGGGGACATACAATCAGGTGTATCCGGTCGAGGGAGCGGATTACGTCGAGGCCGTTACGCCCATGGGCCACTTTAGGCTGTATGTGAATGTGCCCCGCTCGCAATTCGCGTGGGAGCAGTTATCCGGGCCTGCCGGCGAGGCGCTATCGGAAACCGCAGCGCCGGAGGGTTTGCAGCAGTCGGTGCGAGTCAAGAGAATCGCCGAGGCCACTGGCTCAGTGATTTCTGAAACGCCAGCGGCTGATCTGGAGGCCGAGCCGGAAGCTGAGCCGGAGGCTGAGCCGGAGGCTGAGCCGGAAGCTGAGCCGGAAGCTGAGCCGGAGCCAGATGCTGAGCCTGAGGCCGAGCCGGAAGCTGAGCCGGAGGCTGAGCCGGAGGCTGAGCCGGAAGCTGAGCCGGAAGCTGAGCCGGAGCCAGATGCTGAGCCTGAGGCCGAGCCGGAAGCTGAGCCGGAGGCTGATGCCGACGAAGAATGATAGACCTTGACCGGGTTGCAGTAACGGGAGCCGAGGGCAGACTCGGCTCCCATCTTGTTAGCTTGGGTGCACACCCGCTCGACTGCGATATCTCTGAGAGCCACGAGGTTGAAGAGGCGCTCGATGCAGCGCGGCCACTGGTCGTTATCAACTGCGCGGCCTACACTGCGGTAGACGATGCCGAATCGCCTGTCAATCATGAGCGGGCCATGCGTGCCAACATGACCGGACCGGGCATCCTGCGCAGCATGTTCGACGGCTACCTGATTCACATGAGCACCGGCTTCGTCTTCGACGGTAGCAAGGGGCCATACTCCGAAGAAGACGAGCCTTCCCCCGTGAACTTCTATGGCATGACCAAGCTAGGCGGCGAGGCGGCGCTGTCTATCAGGCCGAGGTATCCGAGCGTCATTGTGCGTGTGCTCGATCTGTTCGGGCCGGGACCTTCGCCTGACTTTGTAAGCGCCGTAAGAGGCGTGCTAGAGTCTGGCGGAAGTAAGGCGCTGCCGGCCAATCTATTCGGGACGCCGACATACATCCCCCATCTGGCCGAGGCGCTTGTGGCGATTATCGAGCGCGGGCACACCGGCACGCTGCACATAGGCGGCACCGCCAACCTGAGTCGCTACAAGTGGGGACGCATGATTGCCGAGCACTTCGGTTTCGATCCCGAGCAAATCAAGCACACCGAGCGGATCACCGGATTGGCACCACGCCCCCTGAATGCCACGCTTGACGTGAGCAAGGCGCGCTCGCTTGGACTGCCGCTTTACGACCCGAAAGAAGGTCTCGAAGCGCTGGCGGAGTCCGAAGCGGCCAATGACCCCCTACCCTGAGATTTCCATTGTCGTTCTGACCTACAACCGTTTCGTGCTGATCGATCAGCGCCTGACCGAACTTAACAGGCTTCCGCTGGCAGTGAACGGGGCCGAAGTTGTCGTATTCGACAATGGTTCGAGCGACGGCACGATGCTCGTTCTGGCCTCGCACCGCCATCATTTCGCGCAGGTCGGCCATCGTCTTGCCGCCCACCGAACAGAGAAAAACCTTGGGTTTGCCGGCGGCTTCAATGAAGCTGCCAAGGCGGCCGAGGGGAATATCCTTGTGCTGCTGTCAAATGACGTTCGCATACTAGGCGATTTCTTGCCGGCCATCCGCGAAGAACTGGCCGACCATACCGACCCACCGAAGCTGGTCGCGCATGAAGTAATCCGCGGCAACGCCGGTTGGAACCAGTTTGGCGAAACGAGCTTCCCTTGGCCGGCTGGCTACTTCCTCGCGCTGCGCAAGAGCACGTGGACAGCGCTTGGCGGATTTGACACCGCCTTTCACCCCAACGATTACGAAGATGTCGACATAGGCTATCGGGCGCAGCAGGCGGGCATGCAGATTGTTGAGCGCCGCGACATGCCCATCGAGCATATGGTTGCGCAAACCGTCGGCTACTCCCCCGAGCGCTACGAACAGACAGTGCGCATGCGAGCGCTGTTCGCCGCCAAGCACGGCTTGGAGAACAGGCCGGAGAGACCATGACCGTTCTGCCCGCGATATCCGATTCGCTGATCCTGTTCTTCTGGCTCATGATCGGCCACGCCTTCGCCGACTTCCCGCTGCAGCCGCCATTCATGGCGCGCGGCAAGAACCGCAATGTACAGACCGACTACGATCCCGCGCTGCACGGTTCGAGCAAGGCTGTGATCTGGCCGTTCTTCCTGACCGGCCATGCGCTCATTCACGCCGGCTTTGTTGGCGTCATCACCGGGTCGACGGGATGGGCGCTGTTTGAACTCATCGCTCACTGGATCATCGACTTTGCCAAGACCAACAACTGGACCACGATGTATGTCGATCAGGCACTGCACATGCTCACGAAGGCTTTGATCGTGTGGGTGATTTTCATTCTAAGGACCACGCCATGATCCTGTTTCTTGACGACAGCGAGCAGCGCATTGAGTTGTTCAGGGCGTGCTTTCCATCGGCCATGATCGTCAACACAGCAGAGCAGGCTATCGAGCACTTGCGGGATGATGCCGTGGTCTGGTCGTCTGTCTGGCTGGACCACGACCTCGGCGGCACGACCTTTCAGGATAGCGATGATCGCGAGAGCGGTTACGAGGTTGTGCGCTGGATTCTTGCCAACCGTCCGACCATCTTGGAAGTCTACGTGCACACGTGGAACCCGTCGGCCGGCGCGAACATGGTCATTGATTTGCAGGGGGCTGGCTACATCGTTCACCGCTGGCCGTTTGATCCCAACCTTCTATTTGCCGGAGTCGGAGAATGAAGATCGCGTTCACGATGATCCATTATCCGGTTGCCATGGGCCGCTACTTCTTGGAGGCGTTGCTGCGCCGAGAGGATGTCGAGCTTTGGACTGCCGGCCCATTCACGGGTCGCTGGATTCCGTGGGCGGGCGGGATGCATTTGCCAGAGTCGTATGTGCGCGCGCCGGATTTCGCGTTGCCGTTCGGCGGCGGAACGCCATCGCTGCCTTACGAGATCGTCGAGAATCGCTGCCCCTTCAAGCCGGACCTGTGGTTGGAGGTCAACGCCGGCATGTCGCCGACTGGCCGGCCAAGCGGTCTCTACGCGGTTGTCGGTACTGACCCGCATGTGCTCAACTATGACCGAGTCCGACGCGGGGCCGATTACTTCTTTTGCATGCAGCGTCCTTACGCCAAGCCGGGCGACCACTGGCTGCCTTACGCGTACGACCCCGTTTACCATTCGCCGTCACCGAAAAAGGTTGGCGAGCGCAAACACGACGCGGCCCTGATCGGGCTGCCCTATGAGCAACGCACGAAACTTGTTCAGGCATTGCGCGCTCAGGGGCGCGACGTTTTCTACGAACTCGGGCCGGCCTACGGGGATGCCCGTGATGTCTACCACGACACGAAAGTTGGGCTGAACTGGTCGAGCTTGCAGGACACGACGGCCCGCTGCTTTGAATTGATGGCAATGGCGACCGTGCCCGTGCTCAATCGGGTGCCCGATTTGATGTCTATGTTCAAGGACGGCGAAGACTTCCTCGGCTTCGACACGATGGATGAGGCCGTGGCCCACGTTACATGGGCGATTGAAAATCCCGAAGACGCCGAGCAGCTTGGTCGACAGGCAATGAATGCAGTTAATGAGCACACATGGGCGCATCGAGTCGATGCCATCTTGCAGACAACCGGCGTGGTCTGATGGGTTTGGAATCCGGCCTCACGTTTGACCGGAAGGCGATTGCGTTCAGCGCCATGATCGCCTACATGGATTTCCAAACGCAGGCCGAGACCCATCACGCTCGCTTCGGCAAGTTGACGACACGGCTGATGGAACAGACCAACGACGCCCTCAACTTGCTCAACGAGAACCGGGCGCAGTTGGCCTCGATGCACCTGCTTGGTCCGCTGGCCGAGGCCTTCCGGCAGCAGTCGCTGGCAATCGAAGGGCTGACTGAGAACGCGGCGGCGGAAGCTGAGAACCGGGCCGAGTTAATCAAGAACCTGAGCGTTGCAGTGAAAGCGATAAGCAGCAGTGACTGATTTCAGCGGTGCGACCTTCAATATTATCAAGCAGCGCGGCGACCCTAAAACGGCCATCACGAACTCGGGTCATCGCGTCAAGAAGCAAGAGTACGTGTACCTGCGCGACGAACAGGGCACCTATCAAAAGCTGCGCTGCGCCGACTATCACAACGAGCACTTCCTTTACATCGATCCACAGTTCAATGACGAGATTCCTGAGGGCAAAGCCTCCAAGTACCGCGGCTGGTTTGCCATGTGCACGTGCGGCGCGCCGGCGGTGATTGTGGGCAAGGGGGTCGGCGGGCTTGGCAGTGCGCAGTTCAGCTACGGCGAAATGATGCTGGTGTGCATGGCGCACACGCAAAGCCTGCTGCAAACGGGCATCGGCAAGCACGCAACCTCGGACGGAAGGCGTTGGTGGTGAAGATTATCGCCTGTGTTCGCACGCGCAATGAAGAACGCAACATCGGTGAGTTCTGCCGCGCCTATTATCAGTGGGTTGACGAAATCATTGTTGCCGACGGCGGATCAACCGACCGCACTATGGAGATTGCCAAACGCTACCCGCGAGTGAAGGTGCTTAATTTCGACCTGACCCTGCCGGCGGAGAACGGGCTGGACGGCAACCCGCAGCCGCAGCACTTCGAGTTCTTGCGCGATGCGGCCATCGAACGGAAGGCCGACTGGATCATCTTCGATGACTGTGACTGCCGGCCGAACTACATGCTCAGGGCCGAGGGCCGTCGGATCATGGAACATGCCGGCGATCTGGCGTTGTTCGCTCGGCGCGTGTACTTCTACGGACCGCACAAGATATTTCCGCGTATGCACGAGGCAGGGGCCAGCCTGTGGGCGTGGCAGCCGGCGCTGCACGATATTTCTGTGAACCGTGACAAACCATGGCGACTCGAACTGGACGTTCCGCCAGAGACAGAGCGGTTGAACTTGGGGAGTCCGCCGTTCTGCTTGCTGCACCATCCTTGGCCGACGGCGGAGCTTACCAAGGCCAAGATTGACTACTACCGGGCGTCAGGCCGGCATCCCGACATGCAGTATCCGACTCAATTCGGCGGTCCACTGGCCGACCCGGAGCCGCATATGAGGTCAGACCCTTGAAGACCGGCATCGTGATCTGCTCATACAACATGCCGGAATACACCGATGCACTGGTCGAGCACATCAGGGACACGGTAAAGCAGCCATATGCGCTCATGGTGTTCGACAACGGCAGCGATCTTGTCGAGCCATCAAAGTACACGACCTACCATGAGCCGGCCAACATCCAGATGGTGCCGGGCTTCATGAAGGCGCTCAGAGTGCTGACCAGCGACGAGGCGCTCGATGCCTATTGGTTTATTACCACGTCCTGTCGGTTCGATCCCGAAGACCGACGCGACCCGCTCGAACTGCTGCTTGAACGATTGCGGGAGCCGGATACCTACGCCGCACAGCCATCGCTCATCATCGACGAAGGCGCTTGGAAGGACTATCTTGCGCCGGTGACGGGCGCTTGGCGCGAAGTCCATTCTCTTGAGAATAACGCGACGGCCTTTCGCGCCGACAACTTTGACCGCCTTGGGCGCTGGCGCGAAGAACTTATCTATGGTTGGGGAATTGCCGCCGAGAGCTTTTACAAGGCCCGCGAGGCGGGATTGAAAAGCTGGAGTCATGATGGGTACACAATGTTCAAGGACACATTCGTTGGCTACAAGATGGACAGGATGAACATGACCGGCGAGCAAAGATCAGAGTTGTCGTCGCAGCGGGCCAGCGACGTGCTCGATCCGATCTATGGGCACCCATGGTGGAAGACACTCAACCGAGGCCTCAATTGGAAAACGGCGGGAGGCATTTATGCGTGACTATCTTCATTTCGACGCATATCTGAACTCGCTGGGCAGAGACATTTACGAGCAGCCATCCGACGAAGGCCACAGCAATTGGGCGCGCAAGGCCATCGGGCAATTCGGCCATATGTTTGAGGGCTGCCAGAATGTGCTGGACGTTGGCTGCGGGACCGGCTTTTGCGAGCCGTTCTGGACGGCGCTCGGCATAGGCTGGACCGGCGTCACGCTCGGCCACGATGCCAACGCAGCCAAGCTATTGGGCAAGCACGTTCTTGAAAGGGACATGACGTTTCTTGGCGTGCAGGCCGGCAGCTACGATATCGTGTTCGCCCGCCACGTGCTCGAACACTCGCCTTTCCCGCTTTTGACTATGATGGAGTGGCGTCGCGTGGCGCGGAAGTACCTGCTGCTTATTGCGCCTGCTCCCGAGCATTGGGGGCACCGCGGCCGCAATCACTATTCGATGCTTGAAAAGGACCATCTGCTTTGGTTGGCGGCGCGCGCCGGCTGGCGCTTGTGCGGTGCCGAGACCATGACGAACCATTCGCCCGAGTATCTCGACAGCATGACGAAGATCATGCGCCATGAAGCGCTCAGGATAAGGCCGGCACTCGAAGTCGAGTGGCGGCTGCTGTTTGAAATCGGCGACCCTGAAACGGAGTGACCATGTTCAGCTTCCGCAAGATATCGGTTGAAATCGAGGCTTGGCAGTTCCTTGACGGCGAGGTTGCGCCTCTCGAATTGCAGGATGTGCTTTGTCACTGTGAAGAGGGCGGCGACAAAGGGCGCATTCACATTCACACGCTCGAGGGAGCCATGTCTTTTAGCCATGGCGACTGGATTATCAAAGGCGTCGAGGGCGAGTTCTATCCCTG